ATCGACCGCGGTAGGCTCTGGCGCGGCGGTCGGTATTGAACCAAACAGTTTCAAGGAGGTAATAATCGTGGACGCAATATTAACCAGGACCGACCTACGAGTCGAATTGGATGCGGCGTTCGCGCGCAACGCGAGCCTGATCAACAAAACAAGTGTTGGAGACGTGTCAAGCACAAACCTTGTTCGAGACTGCAAGGGCGTTATTTTCAATGACAGCGAAGGCAATGAGGCCGGTCGGCTCTCCTGGGCGAACGGCACCATATCTTTTTCGGGGAACATGGACAAATCGGCAACCCTTTTTTTCTCTACACTTCAAGATCTGTGGTATTCGGAGAAATAAAAAAATGGAGGGCAACGGCAATCCGGAAAAGCCAAGGGAAAAGATCTGCGCCTACTGCAAATCGTTTACCTTCAAGCCCCGCAGCCAGCGCGGGCAGGCGTTTTGTCTCGAAAAAATGGATTGGTTGCCGAACCAAACGCTGGCCGATGTCCCAGAGGACTAGCGCAAGCACTGGGTCCCGGTCGGCATGCGCACCTGCAAAAAGTGGAGCTGATTTTGACGCCGAGAGATTGGGTAAAAAACGAATACCCAAGTGCCGAGTGCCGCAAAATCCGAACGCGGTTTTTCGGTATATATCTTGAGGGGCTGGACGGCCGGCCGCTATACGACCCCGGCTGTCGTCTCAAGCCGCCGGACCATAGTGGCGTTTCAGCGTGCGAGGCGTGGCGCAACGCTTTTAAGCAGCTTTCAGGGGAGATCGCATATTGAGCCAGAAAAAAGCCAAACAAAAAAGAAGGGAACCGGAAATGAACGGTGAAGACAACGGACAGCAACCCAAGGCGATTGCCGATCTGAGGCTGGTCATTTTTGAAGACGGAAACGTAGCGCTGACCGGCGCCCACCCGGATCCGCTCGTCACGATCGAACTGCTGACACGCGGAACCGCGGAAATCTGCAAGCAACTGGTTACCATGGCCGCGCGCGGCGAGTTGGAAGGCCAGCGCATCATAAGGCCGGGCGCCGTGCAATGACCCTTGGCACCGCCAACTGCTACGAGTGCGCATGGTGCGTGCTATCTCCTGGCGAGCCGCTGGCGCATGAGTGCTGGCATCCGGACGGAAACGCCGCGTCGTGCTTTCCAAACGGTGCCTACCTGTGCTATGCTTTCGCTCCGAGTTGCTTACCACAGCCTCATGTCTGGAGAATCATGCGACTGATCTGGGAAGAGCGATATGGCTGTATCTGTTAAATTCAACCGGGACCTTGCCAAGTTCACCAAGCGCCAGCTTGAGGCCGTCGAGGCTCTAAAGTCCGGCGAGTGCAAGTTTTTGCTATATGGCGGCGCCCTAGGCGGGGGCAAAGGGGCCAGCTTAAATTCTGAAATTATTACACCGTTTGGTATTCGAAGGATGGGCGACTTGAAAGTCGGAGACACCATCTTCGGAAGAAACGGCGGGCACCAAAAGGTGATTGCGATTCACCCGCTTGGGCAAAGAGATCTTTACCGGATGACGTTCAACGACGGGGCCTCTACCCTATGCACGCTGGATCACCTGTGGCTCATAAACAAGACCCAGCGACACAGGAAAAAGAAGCATCGCGGGTTTGATCCGGTCCTTGGCGAAATGTTTTTCGGGGGGGAAATTTGGACGACCGAAATGGTCAAGCAGTGGTTGGAGCAAAAGCAGGCGGCCGCAGGAGGCTCCCACATCAAAAAGCAGAATTTGCTCATCCCGCTGTGCGAGCCGGTCAGTTTTACCAAGTCCTACAAAAGTGATCCGAAACGAGGCATCCATCCATATTTGCTTGGGGTGCTCATTGGCGACGGGACGCTTACAACGACAACGCCACTTTGGAACAAGCCAGAGCCAGAAATAGCTGACAGGGTAGCCTCTTTTGGGTATAGCGTGAATGCTTGCGCCAATGATGTTTATTCGGTTGTCGGTCATCCAGAGATCAAAGATGCACTTGTGCGCCTCGGCCTCTGTGGTAAATTGGCGCCGGAAAAGTTCATCCCCGATTGCTTTAAATACGCTGTGGTCGAAGATCGGAAGTTTCTGGTTCAAGGAATGATGGACACCGACGGAACCGTTGATCAGCGCGGCCACTGTTCCTATTCGACATCTTCCAGGCAACTCGCCAAGGATTTTCAGTGGATGATTCGGAGCCTCGGCGGCAAGGCGACCGTCCAGCGCAAGCCAGAGCCAAAATACACCTATGACGGTAAGCAAAAAATTGGTCAGCCTGCCTACATCGTCCACTTCAGAACCAAGATAGATCCTGAGCTTGTGTGGCTTCCCCGAAAGCGGAAGCTGACGACGGCCACGTTCAACAATGGACTCGGGGAGCTTTCCAGGGCAATCGTTTCGTTGGAATACGAATGCACCGAAGAGGCCCAGTGCATTACTGTTTCAAATCCAGACGGCTTGTATCTTGCCGAAGATTTCATCGTTACACACAACTCCTATTTTCTCCGGTGGTACGCCGTGCGCCGATTGCTGGAGTTGGCCATGATGGGGAACCGCAACGTAACCGGCATGCTGGCCTGCGAGGACTACCCGGCGCTCAAGGATCGGCAGCTACAAAAAATCGAGGTTGAATTCCCATCTTGGCTGGGAAAACAGCACTCCGACCATAAGGTCTATGGCCGGAGTTTCATTTTGGCACCGGACTACGGCAGCGGCGTAGTCTGCTTTCGTAACCTGGATCAGCCGGCAAAATACCAAAGCTCTGAGTGGGCTTTTATTCTTGTCGACGAGCTGACCAAAAACGTCTACGAAACGTTCACTTTCCTTCGTACCCGGCTGCGCTGGCCGGGCATCCCCGACGATCAGTGTTTTTTTATCGGTGCAACCAACCCCGGCGGTGTGGGGCATGGCTGGGTTAAATCCTTTTGGATGGACAAGACCTTTCCGCCTGAGTTTTACGAACCGGTCGACTACACGGTCAAGTTTCATTACGTTCCGGCCAAGGCCGACGACAATCCCCACCTGGACGAAGCCTACTGGGCAATGCTCAACACCTTGCCCGAAAATTTGAGAGCCGCGTTTCGGGACGGTGACTGGGACATCTTTGTTGGGCAAGCCTTTCCGGAGTTTACGCAGACCTACCACGTGGAGAAGCCAAAGCAGGTTCCGGACTTTGCCCGGCTTTACATGACTTACGACTTCGGATTCGGGGCGCCTTATTCGTGCGGCTACTGGTGGGTCGACGAGGACGGCCGGCTGCATCGCTTTGCGGAGCTGTACGGGGCGGTGCCGGGCGGCAACAACCACGGTCTGCGGCAGGCGGATTCCGAGCAGGCGGAAAAAATCAAGGCGTTTGAGAACACCCTGGGCGTTGGTCTGTGGGACGAAAGCGGCAACGCGGCCCGGCCGATCACCCGGTACTGCGATCCGACCTGTTTTAACAAAAAACCCGACTATAAGGGCGGCGGCCAGGGGCCGGCAACGGCAGAGATTTTCCGCAGCTATGGTATCGAGATGGTGCCAGGGGACCCGCATCGCCACTTGAAAAAGCGCCAGTTTCATGAGCGGCTGCGCGTCAGGTCCGAGTTGGATCCGGAAACCGGCGACCAGCGCATCATTCAGCCGATGATGGTGGTGTCGAGCGACTGCAAGGATTTTATTCGAACGATCCCCAACTTGCAGATCGACGAAAACGACATCGAGGACGTGGCCGATGGCGAGGATCACTGCCTTTGCGGCGATACGGAAGTTGTAACCTCCAGCGGACCGGTAAAAATCAAGCACCTTGTTGGCAAGAAGGGAGTGGTTCTTACTGCTGGCGGCTTGTGGACGACTTTTTACAACTGCCGCAAAACCATAGAAAACACGAAAACCGTAGAGGTTGTTTTCGAAGACGGTAGGTCAATCGCTTGCACGCCTGACCATAGATTTCTAACAAATAAGGGGCTTTGGGTTGAGGCAAGAGACTTGACTGACGAGGCTTGCCATGTTAGTATGCCGTTCAACATCAATTATTTGTTGGAGGCGCCATGCGAGTTAAAGTCATTAACGAAACGACACAAGAGTTTAATGGGAAACGCTACTGGCTGTGCTTGCACGCAGAGCAAAACGATCATGGAGCGTGGGTCGCTGCAATGCACAACGGAGCAAGGGCTTGGCACAAAAGCGACGAGGGCCGCGCTTGGCATCGGGAGCAATACGAAAAGCACTGCAAAATGGCAATCGAGGCTGCAAAAAGAACAGGGCGGTGCGAGCTTTGTGGGGCGGAGTTTACCGGCCCCAAATATCAAAAATACTGTTCAAGGAAATGCCAGCAGCGAAGCGGAGTGCAGCGATCGAGAAAAAAAGGGGTTTGTTCCGTCTGCGGGGCTTCATATCTTGGATTCGGACGCACTTGTTCAAAAACTTGTGCTGCAAAGCTCGCATGGGAAAAGCGTAAAAGTAGTTGAGGTACGATCCGCTGGAGATCGAGATGTTTATTGCCTTGATGCCGCCATAACGCATGCTTTCGCCGTAGCCGGTGGGATTGTCGTTCATAATTGTTACGACGAGGCGGCGCTAATGCTAATGGCCCGGCCGCTGGCGCTAAACAAAGAAGAGGAAAAAGAGCGGGCCGAGAAAGAAAAAATGCGTGTAGCGCGCAACAAGCTGGACAGCACCAGTAAGCAGGCGTGGGACAACCTGGACGAGCTGCGCCAGCAGTACGAGGATCAGTCCGAAGCGGAACGGGATGCCTTTAGCGACATGTTCGAGGGGTTTTAAAAAAGGCTGGGCGCGCTGCCGGGTCAAAGGTAGCGCGCCCATGGGGTGAGGATGGGAAGAAAGGAGGCTCAAACAAGAAAGACGATAGCAAGATCGAGTTTTTGTGTCAAGAAAAAAACACCAGCAGCCGAAAAAAAAGGGGGCCGTCCATGCAGCAATGGTTGATCGACAACGCTTTGGTTATCGCCCTGGTGGTGGTCGCAATCTGGTGCACGACCCAGGAAATCCGGTTCTGGATCATGGAGAGCCGCCACAAAAAGCAGGTTCAAGAGCTTTTGGATCGCCACATGAGCAGAAATTTTGGGGAATATGCCATGGGCAGGGTTGCCATGGGCGAAACCAAGCGCGCCGACGAGAAAAGCGAAGACGCCGGAGACGCCATAAACTCCCTGGACGAGCTGATCGACGAGGAAATGGGCCTCACAGCGCACGGCACCTATCGAGACCAGAAAGGAAACGAGATCGCTCCCGTCAGTTAGGGCATATTGATTGTGTATTGATAGGTAAAACCTATCACTATTTGAATCCTCCAGATGGTTCTGGGGGATTTTTTTTATTTATTTTTTCTATTTTTCTATTGACAAGCTCTATATGTGTGGTTTATGGATGGCAAAATGAGGGGGAAATCCTATCATGCCTGCCAAGATCCGCAAGACTGACGGCAAGTACAGCGTTCGCACGCCCAGCGGGGTCAAGGCTAAAGGCACGACTTTGCGCAAGGCCAAGGCGCAGCAGCGGCTTTTGAACGCGATTGATCACGGATTCAAGCCCGACCGGACCAAAAAGAAAAAAAAGCGGCGCCGGCCGGGTAGCAGGCCGCCAACCGGGAGGGCATAGGGGGCAAGGGCGCCATGAGGTTGTTTTCGACATCATTTGAAAAAAAGTCAGAGCGTCCGCCAGTTGACCAACTCGTAGAGGCGCTGTTCCACGAAGCCCGCAATCCGACTCAAAATTTGCATGAGCGCGTTTGGTTCCGGAACATTCTGTATTATGCCGGAGAGCAATACCTCGACTTTATCATCAACCTTCGCACCTTCCGCCGCAAGATCCTCAATCCATTCATTCCGACACCGGTTACCAACATCATCCGCGACTACGTGCGCAGCATGCGCGCGCTCATTCTCAACCGTACCGTAACCACTCACGTATGGCCGGACTCCAACGAGCACCGGGACGTGCAGGGGGCGCGGCTTGCGGAAAAGTGGCTGCGCCATCGGGACCTGGAAGATGACGGCCGCCTGGAGGACGAAAAGGAGCTGTGTGTGCTGATGATGCTGCTGTGCGGCACTGCGTTTATGCGCACCTATCCGGACATGGCCGCCGGCGAGTTTTTCATGGGCGAGGACGGCAAGCTGCAACGCACCGGGAAAGTGACCAGTCGCGCCGAGCTGCCGTTTAATGTGCGCATGGATCCGCTGGGCGGGCCGATGCTCAAGGACAAGCGGGTGGTCGGCATCAAGTCGATCAAGTCGATCGAGTGGGTGGAGGACACGTTCAAGAAAAAAGTGACCGGGATCGACAAGGAGCTGGGCCGGCTGTCTTTTGAAAAGCGGTTGACCAAACTGGTTTCCGAGGTAAGCCCGTGGAAGGGCACCACCGTGCACGGCGACAGCTTTACCGACATGGGCGACGAAGAACTGTGTCTGTTTAAAGAACTGGAATTTGCTGAAGGTATAAAATCATTAGAGACTACAATACTCACCGCTTTAGGAATTCCACCCGTTCTTTTAGATGGAGGAAATAATGCAAATATTTCTCCAAACAATAAGCTATTCTACACCTCAACTATTTTACCTATTGTAAATAAGATAATTGCAGCATTTGAGATATACTTTGGATACGATATTAAGCCAGTTACTCAAGATGTTATCGCACTATCTCCAGAGCTCAAGGAACTCGGCAATTACCTAACTTCGTTAGTGAACGCCGGAATACTTACGAGAAACGAGGCAAGGGAGCGTATTCGAATGGAAGCTGTAGCAGACGAAAGTGCCGACAAGCTGGTATTGCCAGCAAACGTCGCAGGGT